ATGGAAAAAGAAATGTCTGAAGAAGAAATGAAAGACATGGAAAAAGAAATGTCTGAAGAAAAAGACATGAAGCATGATGAAATGTCTGAAGAAGACATGGAAAAAGAAATGTCTGAAGAAGAGAAAAAAGACATAGAAGATGCAACTAAAGCTATGCTTAATGGCGAAGAGCTTTCAGAATCATTCAAAGAAAAAGTATCTACAATATTTGAAGCATCTCTAAAAAGAGCAAGCAAAAATAAAATTTTAGCTGAGACAAAAAAGATTGAAGAATCTTTTGAGTCAAAATTAAATTCTTACAAAGAAGAGCTTTCTGAAAGTTTAGTAAATAAACTTGATGGATATCTTGATTATGTTGTTGAAGAGTGGATGAAGACTAATGAAGTTGCTTTAGAGTCATCTATTCGTTCTGATATAACAGAAAATTTCATTGTAGGATTGAGAAGTCTATTTGAGACACATTATATTGATGTTCCAGAAGATAAACTAGATGTTCTTTCTGAGCAATCTGCTAAAATTGAATCTCTAGAAGCTGAACTCAATGAAGAGATTAATAAGAATATTGAGCTAAAGAAAGAGAAAAATAATCTTAAAAAGAACGCTATAATCTCAGAAATTTCTGAAGGAATGAGTCGTAGCGAAGCAAGCAAGTTCTTTGAACTTTGCGAAGGCGTATCTTTTTCTGATGAGAAAAGTTTTGAAAACAAGCTAGTTGTTATCAAGGAAAATTATTTTCCCAATAGCAAAAAAGTAATTTCAAACCAAATGGATGATGTTCTTCTCACTGAAGGTGGAATACATCCTGAAACAACACCTGAAGTAATCACTGAGTTTGATACATATGCTAATATTATTAGCAAGATGATTAACTCGGAGAATGGAAGAAAATAAATATAAGAAATAAAGTTTTTTACTTTGTATAATTAAAGGAGAAATAAAAATGTATCTCACCGAAGAACTTGAAAAGAAGTGGTCAAAAGTTATTGACCACCCTGAGTTGCCAGAGGTTCGTGATGCCCACAAGAGAGCAGTTATGACTGTTCTTCTAGAGAATCAAATTGCTGAAACCCGCAAGATGATTTTTGAGGCTTCCCCAGCAAACTCTGGTCTTGCAACACCAAGCACAGTAGACGCTAACGCTAACATGCAGGGATATGATCCTGTACTGATTGGTCTTCTTCGTCGTGCTTTGCCAAATCTTATCGCTTTTGATATTTGCGGCGTTCAACCAATGAAGGCTCCTACTGGACTCATCTTCGCTATGAAGTCTCGTTACGGAACTCAAGGCGGAACAGAAGCTCTCTTCAACGAGGCTGATTCTGATTACGCTGGAACTGGAACTCATTCTACTTGGACACCTGGAGCTAATGATCCTTTCACTGGAGCTTTCTCTTCTGGTACTGGTCTTAACACACAAGATGGAGAAGCTAAGGGAACTGGTCTCAATAGCAATCCAGTAACAAACGCTGACGCTATTCCTGAGATGGCTTTCAGCATCGAGAAAGTTAGCGTAGAAGCTAAGACTCGTGCTTTGAAGGCTGAATACTCAATGGAACTTGCTCAGGATCTTAAGGCTGTTCACGGTCTTGATGCTGAGACAGAACTTGCTAACATCCTTTCGGCTGAGATTCTTGCAGAAATCAACCGTGAAGTTGTTCGTTCTGTATACAAGAGTGCTAAGGCTGGAGCTTCTTATGGCACAGCAGTAGCTGGAACTTTCGACCTTGATGTTGATTCTAACGGACGTTGGTCTGTAGAAAAGTACAAGGGTCTTATGGTTCAGATTGAGCGTGAAGCTAATGCAATCGCTAAAGAAACTCGTCGTGGACGTGGTAACATGCTCATCTGCGATAGCGATACAGCAAGTGCTTTGAGCGTAGCTGGTCTTCTTGATTCAAGTGCCGCACTCAAGGATTCTCTAAGTGTTGATGATACTGGAAACACATTCGTTGGTGTTCTTAACGGACGTTTCAAAGTATATATTGACCCATATGCACCACTCGGAGCTAACTTTTTCGTAGCTGGCTTCAAGGGAGCTAATCAGTATGATGCTGGATTGTTCTACTGCCCATACGTTCCTCTTCAGATGGTTCGTGCAGTTGATCAAGGTTCTTTCCAGCCTAAGGTAGGTTTCAAGACTCGTTACGGTCTTGTTTCTAACCCGTTCTCAACTGGTAGCGTTACTGCTGGTGCTGGACTAAATGATGGTGCTAACGTGTACTATCGTAAGGTCAAGGTTTCAAATCTTCTCTAATCTCAGAAAAGATATGAAGCTAAAAGAGGGGCATATGCCCCTCTTTTTTTATGCTAATTTCCATTAGAGAATTTTATAAAGTCTATTGCGTTCTTAATTAAGAACCCTCTAGTGTTTAGAGTTTTTATGATGCTGTCTAGAAGCTCTACTTTTTCTTTTTGTATTTGCAATTTTATTAATCTTTGAGCTAGATCTTTATCAGAGTCAATATAAACAGATAAGTCGCCTTTCAATATAAATTGAAATTGTTCCCATCCATATTGATTAAGCTCTTCTTGAGATAGTTTTCCAGTATAGTATTCATGCTTTAGTTTATAGAACTGTTTGTATTCAGAATCTTCAATTTTTAATTGCATCTTTTCTCTGAGAAAAATCTTGTAATATTTACTATGAAGTAGTGGGATTTTTATGCTCTCTTGGTCTAAAGATGTTCTATCTATATGGCAATCTTCTTGCCACATCAATTCAATTTCTTCTAGTTTCATAATATATTTACATTATTTGAAATGCGTGCCAAGAATTTTCATCTCCGCAAGCATAGTTATCATAAAGTAGTTCTTCAAGTTTTGTTGTGCCTTTTGATGTGTATACTACAGTCAAAATTGACATATGGTCTTTTGATTCTGATATATAGTTATCTAAAACAATGGAGTAAGCTAAGAGTCTATCAGCGGGAAAAAATATCATAACTTCATCATCATGTTCTAGTTGTTTAATCCATTGCGGAACATCTGAATTTAAGTCAGTATCGTAAATATTTTTAATATCACTCATCTTTGACATTCGACTCGCTATTGATGATAATTCTAGATAGCTCTGGATTATCCCAAAGAACAGTTTGTAATCCATTTGCTAGTTTAGTTACAACATCTTCTTCTATCTTGGGGCTGTCAAAATGAATATCAAAAACGTGAATTATCGCATGTAGAACTTCGTGAATTATGGTATTTACTATTTCTGGTCTCTTTTGAGTTGAGTTATATTCAATTTTACAATTATCATAGTCGCAAGTTCCGTGGGCTTCATTAGCATTACTCCAAGTCTTATCTTTTGCTATCAGATCAAAATTTGAATAAGCAATTTTTATCTTTTTAGGAAAATTTTCTACCCGCGTCTTCTTTTTGGCTTTCATAATATTACCTTTTCTATCATTTAACTTTTTCTACAGTAAAGTAATCATAAGCAAATGTCACATCAGATGTCAAGTAATCAACCTCGGTATCTGTTGTGCTTAATGTAACACTACCCAGTGATATTGGATGAATGTCCACAAAGTTTATCATTAAATGTGGATTATTATGACTTGTGTTTATAGTTAGAGATGCTTGTCCATATAGATCTCCTATATCCCTAAATACACCTCTTTCTGGAATGGGGTCTCCATCTAAGTCTTTTAGTTTTGATTGTCTTAAATCTCCAAATTGCTTTTGTCGTTCTGGGAATCCAAGTGCTTGTATCCAAGAGAAAATTTCGTACCAATTATACATTCCCTCAGACAATTTAAATGTCACCTGTAAATTTGAGAAGTCTATGTGATCTCCATGTATTTTCATGGCAGAAAACGGAGTTCCAGTTTCAGCAGTAGATATGCTCATGTCTGGAATATTAACAGATTGAACATAAAAATCAAAATCTCGAAGTCGATCAATTTGAAAATTGAATTTTGATGGTGATTGAAAATTTCTATTTTTGACGTTGGTAAAAGCCATTATGCCTCCGAATATTATCTCAAATAGTATTTATCCAAAGACATAATGTAACTTTTATCATTTTTTTCTTTAGAAATTGTGTCTTGAAACAAAGTCGTTTAATATTGAAGCCTTTCTTACAATATCAAGTTCGGTTGGATATGAAGGCAGTTCAGGAAAACTAGGAAACTCAGTGCATCCTTGAGAGTTTTTCAACTCCCTCCAATATTCAATCGCAGCCTCTTTTTTCGCATAATATTCTTCCATCAGAAGATCTTTAGCCATCTGCAAAAGTTCAAAGCGAATTCTATATGGATTTATATCACTCATAATTTCTCCTATGTGATGTGTGTGTTAAATTTGCCACCATTTCAAGATAGCATCGCATTTAATTATATATCAATTCTCATGTAATGTCAAAAAATATTGCTTAAAATTAGTCATAAATAATTTAAGGTGAATTATTATGGAAAGAATTGTTGCATCAAAATTGAATGAAGTTTTTCTACAAATTTCTTGTGAATCTGGCATATCTAGAGAATT